TGTACGACACTCCCAATGTTCCTGCATACTCTCCATCGACTACACAGGCAAATAATTCAAACTGCGGTTCTTCCATGATTCCTCCGTACTAACTAAAACTTTAACCTTGACAGATTCCGCCAGAGTTGTTCCATGCACCCCATGCTGTTGTGACTGGGCAACTGCATACTTCTGGGCTGCAGTATCCACCACATCCCGTTCCAGAACTTCCACTTCCTCCACAACCGCCATTGTACGATACGCCATAACGAGCTTGGTTGACGCATGTGTACTCTGGACCTCTTGGGCAGAAGCATCGAGTTTCTGAAACTGCAGTTCCTGTGCAACATACGCAAGTGGTATACACAGGCGGAGAGTATCCACAACTTGCTGAGTTGTATGCAATTACGGCATCATATGAACCACAAGCTCCATCTGCATATGTTCCATACAACGTGTAACCGCTACAGAATTCACCAAGTTTTGTTCCTGCACCAGGGCAAACTGGAGGAGGAGGAGGCGGAGGCGTAGGAGGGCCTGGAGGAGGAGGAGGCGGAGGCCCAGGAGGCGGGGGAGCTGGTGGCAATGCTGGAGTCACCGCATTAGAAGAGCCAGAAGCATTTGATGGAATTCCGTTTGCAGCAACACCTATTACGGTAAATGTATAAGAAGTTCCATTAAAAAGACCAGCAACAGTAATTGGAGAAGCAGGAGCACTAGCTGTAATTCCTTCGGGGAAAGATGTAGCAATGTAGTTAATTAACCCTTTGCCAGTATATGAGGATGGAGTAAACGCAACAAAGGCTTGAGCATCACCAGCCGTGGCTACGCCAATCGTTGGAGGGGTTGGCTTTCCGCCACCACCAGAAGCTCCTACAAGACGCATTAGGAGCTCAAGTCTCCCATGAGAATCCATGTGTCTGATGAGCGTTTAACAAGTGATGCAGTTGACCATTGTGCTCGCAGTTTAAGACCAGGTGTTGCGTTTACGGTCACAGCACCAGTCGCACCAGCAACAGTTACTTGTCCGGCTCCAACTTGGATAAGCGTGATGAATGTTCCAATTGGAAAAGCAACAGAAGCAGCTAATGGAACTGTGACGTTAACGCCAGTTGGTGAATTGATTTCAACTATTTTCCCGTCATCAGATAAAGCCAAGGTATAACCAGTTACTTGTTGGTTTGTATCCATGTGGTAAACAACGTTGCCGCTTACAGCAATTGATGTGGCCGTAGCAACACCAAGAGCTGGCGTAGTTAATGAAAGACCCGTTGCAAGTTTTGCTGTAGTAATTGCACCATCGGCAATTGAAACAGTATCGATTGCACCTGTATCGAAGTTGTCTCCTGCTGACAAACCGTTTGTATAGTTTGCTATTGCCTGCCAGTTTGAGTTGTGTTCAGCAGCAACAATTGGGTTGCCATTGCTGAATGTATACGGAATAGTTACTGTTGCCATTATGTTCCTCTGATGTTTCTACGTTTGAATTTGTAAGCAATACTGCTCATTCCCCATTTTCTACCAGGGTTCACCTCTGAGTCGGTATCGTCATCTGGGCCACGGAATTCAAGTTGAACCGCATAACCTCGCCCCAACGGGGAAATACCTTTGCGTTTGATTGCAGAACCAACGGTACTAAAACTATATACAGCAGTATCCCATAGTCCTCCAACACCTGTATTTGAGTAATACGAATTAGCAGTAATTGGAGTTAATGAAATTATTCTAGTTCCACCTGATTGTGTTGTTTCATCGTAATTCTTGTATACGCCAAGTCTTATTTCTGTATTAACAGGAACTTCTTTAAGAACAAAGTATGGACGAATAAACGATTTCAACTGCACATAACGGTTGTCATCAAACCAAGTAGTTCTATATGTTGTCTGAAAAAAACCAGTAAAAGGAAACTCTTCGCTTGTTGGAACATCGTCAGTAGTATTGTTGTAGTCGTCCACAACCATTACATATGGATATTCAGCATCTGGATTTATCATCATGTAATAAGGAATGTCTTGTGCATTTCTCCAGTTGCAGCCACTGACTAATCCATAACCAGGAACACCAAGAAATTCTTGTTCTTGCTCAAATGATTTGGCAGTTTGGAACATTGTATAAGCGCCACGTGGACCAATAGATGGGTCAAATATAAAGTTAACGCTTGGAAAATCTGGAGGAGTTCCCTCGTTTATATTTTTATAAGGAACAGAAGCCCACACTCGGTCTCGCACAAACGACAAAGTTATTTGGTCTGTTGCTAATGAATTTACTTCACGGTTAATAATGATTGGGCGAATGCGCTCAAATACATCTTGGATTCCATTGCGGTCATAGAAGTACATTCCGTTTGGATAGTCAAAGAAATAACATCCACCAGAGCCTTCAACCGTATGTTGTGGGTAATCAGCGCCAAGAACCTTGGTCAGTTCAACAAGTTGGAATGAGTCTGCGTCATAGCCCATAAGCAGATAAACAGCTTTTGGCTTGAAGATAAGCAACTGTCCATCAACAACTCTGATTGAACGAATTCCTTCTCCACCAGCCGTGATGTCAATATAGTCCTCTTGAAACCAATTCTCTGGGCTGTTCTCGTGTGACCAACGTAGACGGTTTGGATATGACTTAAGTTCTGGTGTAGGACTTGCGTCGTTCATTTCCTTAGTGTTAGCAACAAACAACTTATTCGCGTGAGACAAAGCAAGTTCTGCTCGCGGCATATAACCACCAACTGGAACTTCGTACTTTTGCCACGATGGACCAGAAGCTAAAAGCTGAGTTGCGTAAGCATCTCCTGACTGCCACTTGTACATGTACGGAGAATCAGAGCCAATTGCCATGTATAGCGTGTCTTCCCATTGGGTGAACGCTGCGCCATTAGTTGAAGTTACGTTGACATCATTAAATGCGTCTGCTTGCAACTTTGTGTAATTACCACCAGATGAATGATAAACCTTGCCGTTTATACTTCCATCAGTAATAAATCCTGTTGTGAGCATTATTAACGGTGCTGATGCGTAACGATAATCAAACAAGCCTTTTGGATTCCATGGTTGTCCAACTGTAACCACTGGCTCTGAGTGCATCTTTTTATAACCAGCGCGACTAAACACACCACCACGTGGGTCAATTTCCACGTTAAGCATCTTTGGTGATTCGTTATCTGCCAACTGAAATTGGTCAGCACGAAGATTCAAACCACCGGTAAAGTCAAAGACTTGTTTAAAGTCAATTCTTGGCATTTAGAACATTCTTCCCAATGGGAATGGACTTCCTGGAATAACTTGAATTCCTGCACCATACCCAAAACCATACGCACGGTTAGCTGCACCGTTGAGTTGCAACCCACCACTCATGATTAATGGCTGATTGCTGTTTGGTCCAGTTATGTTTGCTTTAGCAATTTGTACACCAGTATTGTAGTGGTTCATGTAAACCGCTGCCATCTCTGGGTCTTCTTGGTACTGGAATATTCGAGCCAATACAAAGTTGACAAGCATGATATGTAGCTCTTGGTCAAGGTCTACGTAGTTAGTGCTTTCGGAGTTATTGGAATCAGTTAGCCACACTAGGTTTGGTTGGCGATAACCACGAATAGTCAGTGTGTAAGTTTGGTTTGCTCTTGGCCACAACTGAATTGAGTTATTCCACAATGACCAATAGCCAGGAATATTTGGTTGGTCATTTGTTCCAACCCAAATTGATTCAGCTTTAAATTGGTCTATGTAAACAAGTTCAAGTCCAAGACCGCCAGTTGTTGATTCACCTTGGACTGCCGTAACGTTGATTACTTGGCGAATACTAGAAAGCGGAATATTTGCTTGAGGAACTGTAATGAATTGAGAAAAAGTTCCTGTTAAAACAAGGTTGGTATCAACAATACGTTGGTCTTCTACTACTTGTGTTTGATAAGAAGATTGGAACCATGGCCAACGGTCATCAAGAGAAACAATCCGGTTATAGCCTTCGCTAATGAATTGGAGCACCAGGTCTTGGTCAATGTCGTCTGAGTTTGGGTTGTACCCAATTGACAACTGCGCTAAGTTTTCAATTAACTGAATCAAATAATAAGAATTAAGACCCGTCGTTAGCGTACTTGCTGGTGCTGGCATTTAACTTCCTATTCCTCTGGTTCAACTTCTGGTTCGGATTTAACTTCCGGTTCTACTTGAACTTCGGGTTTAGTTTCCGATTTAATCAATTCTTCTTGGGCCTTCATTGTTTGCTTTAAATGCCCTATGCACAAATCTGTTCCCTTTGCCTTTGCGGCATGGCAACCTTCTTGGTTTGGACGAATAAAAGTGCAATGGTCCATAATCCCATAGGAAATTCCTGATGGGTTTGCTGGCTCCGAAC